ATACATTGATTGTACCATGTCATCCGATTCATCACCCGTTGCACCAAGGTATTTGGCAATCTTCAACCATTCGTTGTGCCTTTTCGCTATGGCTTCAAGTGTTACCAATGTATGCTTCTATTTGTAATTTGAAATCGTCAAACGAATATACAACCACATAGGCGTAATTCATTGCAGTGACTAACTTTTCCCAATCCTTTTGGTGTGTGCTTTGCTTGTTTGGTTTGATTTTAAGTTCGATGAATAACGCGTGGTGTGTTTTGTTGGGGATGAACAACACAAGGTCGGCCACCCCTGGCAATACTCCTTCGGCTTTTAATCTTTGAGCCGTTCGCAAATCGCGTGATCCTCCGTTGGGAACATGAATCAAATGGTTTGCCCACTTGCGGTATGCCAACCGAAACCACTTAACGCAGTTGACTTGTAAACGGCTTTCAAGATGTTTCATTCAGCGTCAAGGTACAATGACTTGGCTTTTGTGAAACCCGCATTGTATGCCATTTGTTGGTCCATTTGTTCTAATCTTTTGAGGTGGTGAATTACTTCGGGTCCTGGTACTGCGGTGGGGTGGTTTTCTTCTAACCACTCAACGAATCTTTCTATTGGTGTTTTCATAGTAAATTAAATCTAATTCTTGACAATCGTATAAATAATTGGCGTGTTGCTCATCGGTAATGATTAATCCTTTTTTGTGAACTGTGGTACATACTTCGCAATTACAGACATTGTTTTCTCTGTAAATTCTTTTTCCAATGCGGTCAATGAACCATTGCTTATCGTGTACCACTATTTTAATCATTTGTATGTTTCGTTGTAAAATTGACCAAATGTCTTTATAATACCTTCTTCCCGCAATACATAGTCTTCGTATGCATAATATAATTTTATAGTTTCCTCCTTATGCATTGCTTTGGCTTGTTCTAAAAGTATTTCGTGTTTATATTTTACTTGGTATGTTGTTTTATTAACAATGATAATTCGGTGTTCAATTAATTGGTCAAGAAACCATTCTACGCTACTTTGTTTATTGTTTGTCATTGCTTACCACCTCCATAGGTTTCGTTGTAGTATTGCTCACCAGTTATTGGTAGTGTACTTTCAGGATAATCAATTCCATGAACTGTTCCTTTGTTGTATGCGGTTTCAATTCTTTGCTTTTCCATTTCTTTGGCTTGGTCAATTACTTCATCTGGAATTTGTGCAGTATCACCATATTTTCCGCATTCAATTAAGAACCATTCCACTGCCGTTTGTTGTTTATTGCCCATATCCCAAATCCTTTTTAACCGCTGATTGTCTGTCTTGGCGTTGGTTGTATTTTGCACCACGCAATTCGGGGTGTTCTTCTTGTACCTTTCTTCGCATCCGTGTGATGGAATCACTCGATGTTAATTGCCCATCCGCCAAAATGCGTAAGAATTTTTGTGTTGGAAGTGTGCCAGTTGAATAACCCTTGGCGTTCATTTCTAAACCCCAAATCCATGCAACCAATTGTTCGTCCGAATCTCTAAATGTGGGGTATTGCGTTAACAACTCAATAACCACCGTTCTTGTTTCTTGTTTCATTTGTCCCTACAAATATAGTATTTTATTATTAAAATTGTATTGGTGGCAAACTTTCTTTATACATCGTGTATTGCCCCTCGTATGTCGTTGGTATTGTTGCACATTCCCCGTTCCTATTTTTCGAGATAATTAATTCCGCATCTTCGATTTGTGGCTTTTCTTCTTCGTAATAAGCGGGTCGGAAAGGGAACATAACAACATCGGCATCTTGTTCAATCGCGCCTGATTCGCGAAGGTCTGACAACAACGGGCGTTTGTCTGCCCTATCTTCTGGCTTCCGTGACAACTGTGCCAATACAATAATTGTACACTTTAATTCCTTGGCCAACAATTTCAAACCGCGCGATATTTCTGCAACTTCTTGTTCACGGCTTTGCTTTGTTCCTTTCATGAGTTGCAAATAATCAATCACCAATAAATCAAGCCCTTTTCGTGCTTTGTGCAACCTTGCCTTTGATTTGATTTTTTCCAAATCCCCCACGCGGTCATCATCAATAAAAAATTCAATTTCTTGGTGGTTGGCAACATGAATGATTTTTTCAATTTCTTGTTTGGTCAAAACCCCGTTTCGCATTTTCCAATTTTCTAAATGCCCAATCAATGACACATACCTTTTTGCCAATTGCTCTGAACTCATTTCAAGTGAAATGAATAACGCCTTTCCACCTCGTTGTGCAAATTCCTTTGTAAGTGTTAAAGCAATTGCGGTTTTGCCCATTCCAGGTCTACCCGCCATTACAATCAAATCGCCATCATTGTAACCGCCCAAATACTTATCCAAGAATTTCCATCCCGTTTCCTTTCCAACCAATTGACCACCCTTTTCGGCATTTGCAACTATTTGATCCACCACCTTGTTTGTCACCTTCACAATGCTTTCAGGTTCTTGTTGTGTTGAAAATGTGGTACTATTCAACGCGTTTTGGATATCCTCAATTAATTCACCAAGTTCTTTTGTCGTGTCAATTGCCGATATGCTTTCAACCAACTGTTCTTTGATGTATGTGTACTCCAACTTTTTTAAGTGTGGTTTCACATTGGTGATTCCACTGGCGTTCTGTTGTAGCGTTATCACATCAATGAATTCTTTGTTGGTAAAATGGGGCATCAAAGTGAGATAGTCAATTTCTTCGTTACCATAGTAAAGTTTGGTAATGACCTCAATGACCTTTTTACACAACGGGTCTTTGAACCAGTTTTGATTTATCTGTGGTAAAAAATGCCTTGCATCCGCATAAAAAAGGATGTTGCTAATTAACATTTGTTCAGTGTTCATAGTGTTGCAATTTTAGGTTTCTTTGGTGTGAATTCAATGGTATTTTTTATTTCATACGGCAATTCATCGTGCCACCTTTTTTCATTTAAGAAAGTTGAAAAGTGCGGAATGTATTTGAGTTTATCGGAATCTACATGGTTTTTGACATACTTTGGAATATACACCAATAACAATTCCTTTTCGGCCTTCGTCAACTTTTCAAACGACCTCAACGCCTTGGACCGCACCCCCTTCTTCTTGTACATTTCCCAAAATTGTTCAAACGGGTAAGTATCTTTATTATTATCAGTTATACTTATATCTTTATCTTTATTACTATTGCACTTTTGAGGGGAGGGTGGTATCAAATTTGATATGAGGGGTATATCAGTTTTGATATGAGGGTATATCTTTCTTGATACTACCTGATTGTTGTTGTCACGAATCAGTTGTCTTGTTAAAAATCCCTTTTCCTCCAAGATTGCCAATTCCCTTTGAACTGTGATTGTGGTCATGTTCAAGATTGCCCCAATTGTTTTGTTGGATGGATAAGCGTAACCGCTTCGTTTTGCCATTCCGATTAACATTCCCATTAATACGGCTTGGCGTGGTGTCATGTGTTCCAGGTAGTGCGTAGGGAATAACACAAACATTCCCAATTCTTCATTTTGTTCTTTCATAAATAAAAAAACCCCATCGGGGTGGTGCAGTGAGAGTGCAACCAACCCAACGGGGTAAATATCTTTGTAACATTTGGAATCTCTCACATTCCGTTACCGCAACAAATATACAAAAAAGAACTATCTTTGCAACAATCCGTTCTTGTTATTTGTCATTTCATGGGATTAGTGGGGGGATGCCGATGCCCCCCATTTTTTATTTAACCGCTTTTAACATTATAGTATCCTCATTTTGAAGGTACTGGGCGGGTTCGTATACTTCACCCGTTTGTTCGTTCAAGAAAATACCAAGGTTCATTTGTTTATAGGCGTGTTGGTGAAGTTTTTCGCGTTCCTTTAACTCCACCCGTAATTCCATCACTTGTGGGATGTGGTCGTAATTATACCGACCCCCACCCGCTTTGCGTGTGATTTCGTAGCCGTGGTACACTTGCCCATGCCATTTACCCGCTTCGGTCAATGCAAGGGGTTTTACTTGGTCCTGAAAGTTCTTGATGGTATCCGCCAATTCTTTTAATTCAATGTGGAATTGTAGGGGGCAGTAATTGCCACCCCCTACTTCCAACATCGTGTCCGATAGTTGTTCAATCATTTTTTTCATACAAACCTAAATTTAACGATGTTCTTGTTTGCATTTTGAACCCTTACCACTTCAATCAATCCCGCCTGGTCATACATGCGGATCCAATTTCGCAGTTCGTGAACATTGTACTTTTTGCAAAGATTCAATAGTTCATCATCGTATCTGTGAATCCATTGGTTTCCGTAAAACCTTTGCAAATCATCCATGAAATCCCGTGTTGATTGGCGAACCCTCCAACCTCGGTTTTGTTTTGGTTTTTCATTTGGGAATAACTTACCCAAAATTTCCATCGCCTTTTTCAAGGTTTCCAAATCACTCGGTGTGAATTGGTTGAATAATTGTTGTTGTGTCATATCGTTATTTGTCATAATGGTTAAAATGGTAAATCATCGTGTGAAACTGGTTTCAATTGTGCCAAGGTGTCTTGACCATCCACCACGAACTTTTCAAACACTTGGGCGTAGGCAAGTATTTCGTGTAATTTGATGTCACCATTGATGACTAAATCACCCGCCACTTTCAACACACTCATACGGGTAATGCGTTTGTCCGTTTCGGGGTCCTTTGCCTTTGCTACAAATGGTTGCGCACCTGGTTGTGCCATCACGGGTGCAATCTTGTAATAAATGCGGTCTTTGAATTCCTTGGATGTGATGGTGTAATCGGTTTCCACACCCACTTTGAATTTGGTTTGATCCGCACTTTTAGATGCGTACTCACCCGAATCGCCATTGGCAAAGGTGATTTCAAATTTGTACAATGTGCCGTACTGGCCATTGTAAGTTCCGTTGGCAGTTACATTGGTTACTGCGCTTCTTTTTTGTTGTTCCATACTATTTTGTTTTTTAATTGGTAGTTTAGTTTTGTTAAAATCTCAAATTGTTTTTCCATTGAAAGGCCGTTTCGTTTGAATTGGAATTTCCAGGTGGTAACTGTTGCGTAATTGGCGTGTAATAACTCCGCCAACTCTTTGTTTGACTTGTTAAATACTTGTGTTAGTGCTTCGTGTGTTGTCATTTATGATGATTATTTGATGTGCTTGTCCGAGTGTGAACAACTGCCAATCCTCATGTCCTTCAAAGGTGATGGAATAAGTGCCGTTGTTTTGGTAATGCTTTTCGATGATGTTAACATTCTTGTATGTCTTGCGTTGTAAAATGGTTTCAACCGCATCCAATTCAAAAAGGGTTCTAAAATAAAGTGTCATATAGTCCCCTCTATCGTCATACCAAAGTGAAACGCTTCGGTGTATGTCATTTGCCCCTCAATGGTTACTTCCCACAATATCATGTGGTCATCATGCATGAGTTTGGCATCCACACTCCATGGCTTTCTGTATTGGATGATGTAATCTTTCATCTTATCCAATTGCTTTTGCGTTATCCAAAGTGTTTCTATCATTTTGCTTTGCCTTTATACATTCTGCGTTGAACCAACATTTGAGTGAACTCATTGAATTCAGGAATGTATTCATCCTTTTCAAACTGGTAAGGGGTTGCTTCTTCGATTTGTTCAAAACGCTTGTTGTTGCGTTTGATGCAGTGCCAGGAATAACCAATGGCAAATGCAAGTGGTGTTCCGATGATTAAGTAAATGATATCCATGTTATTTGTCTTTTCAAAATTAGGTCAAAGTATTTGTAATTCCAAATTAAATGCGTTTTAATATAAAATCAAACGCTTCGTGTAAAGTGACTGTGCGATAAATTTCAGCCATGCGAAAGGCGTGTTCCCATGTTGGTGCATACCATGTTTTGGTGTACAATTCCTTTCCGCTTTCTGTGCGATAAACGCATTCGTATATGTTGATGATTGCTTCCATAGTTTTAAGGGGGTGATTAAGCCACTTTGTTTATTTGTTGATTATAAAGCCAATCAATAAAATCAGTTGGACATGACTCAATTGATTCGGTTAAAGTTTCATTTACAAGTGTAATTTGGTCAAAAATCGCATTGCCTTTTTGTGAGAATTTGCCAGTGAAATTTGCTTTGTAAACTTTTTCACGCATATACATTACATATCCTTTTGATTTAATAGTTTCAATCTTCTTCGGAACGCTAACAAATCCGCCATCAAACAAGCGAAAACAAGCCCCAAATTTGCCATAAAAAGTACCTTCGGCACAAAGTTTACCATCGCGGTCAAATAATACGCTACACTCACTTTTAATAGTGCAATACCCATTTTCCAACATTTCCAATGAATAGTCGCGAAGCATTCTCGCCTGAATTTCTCTTGACGAATCCGCAGAAGCATGGTATGAACTACCAAAACTATAATCGTCCATACAATTGTAATAATTTTCCGCCCTTTGTTCATGGCGTTTTTCAATCTCTGCCATGGTTTTATCATATTGTGCAATGATTTCTTGGCGTTGTAATTCTTGTTTGTTTGTCATATTCATAAGGCAAATATACATTTGATATTTGAAATTCCAAACATATACACAAATAAAAAAAGGGATTTTAACCCCTTTCTTTTGTAAATGGTTACTTTCCCTTTGTAAGTGACTTCAACATTTCAATCAAACGGGGGCAAGGATACACATCCGCCTTGTCCGCACGAACTGAATTGTGGGTGAATACACCTGATTCGTTCTTTAATGCCCGTTTGGTTACAACCCAAATATCCTCATTGTAGGTTAAATCAATGCCGTACTTTTCATTCCAAAGAATCAATAAGTCCTTCACGGATTGAATTTGTTCGTCTGTGTATTTGTGCCACAACTTATACCCTTTGTAGGCCGTTGACAATTCGGTTACTTCATCCGATGGTATTTCACCACCCACATAGTTGTAATACTTTGTGCCTTTTTTGGTGATTGGTCCCCAGTTGCAAACCTCAATGCCAATGGATGTTCTATCCAAAGGAAGGTAAGGGCAACCATGCCCCATGAAATGCTTTGTGCCTAACCCTAAATGGTAAGCCCAATACTCACTTCCAAACCCTTGTACAATTGTCCCGTCTGTTGAGATGGCAACACAAGTGGCAACCTTGTTGGCAACCTTTTCCCAATATGCAAAGGTTTGTTCACCGCTTCCGTTTCCTGCGGTGTGGTGTAAATACACCTGGGTCTTTTTAACCGCTTCGCGATTGTATGCCCGAAATGCTACTTGTTTAATTTTCATCTTGTTTTTTACTTGCGCCAAAATAGAATGATACTACCATAGTCACAATGGATGTTACCCCACCCGCAATGGTAAAATAAATGTCCTTTTGATCCGTTGGGAAATCCCAAAAGATAATTGAAAATAGAATGGCATAACTCAATGCCAAAATTAGGATGGCTACAATGCCCGTTACATTTGCTTTGAATTTGTCCATTATCCTTGACCCACACTGGGCTTTTTTGATTTGTGTTTATTGATGTGCTTCGTATGTCTGCCCAACTTCTTCTTGGGCTTTACACGAAATGTCGTTGTGTTGGTTGCCTTTGCCATTACATTCCGTTTAGTTTTAGCATATTGTTCAAACTCAATGTGTCCATGTCCGCAATGGCCGTGTCAACACCCATGAACATCATGGTCTTTGCATACTTTTCCGCCTTGGCTTGTGCCTTGGCAACATCTGCTTTTAACGCTTCTTTTTCTGCAACCTTTGATTCAACCATCTTTGCGTTCATCGTTTGAGCCATTTTGGTGACTTCTCCCGCACTTTGAATGTTTTTTGATACCTTGTTAAGCAACGCATCTATTTCGTCAATCTGTGGGCTTGGTTTAGCGTGGGCAATTGTGAACACATAACCAGTGATAAACAACGCACTAAATACGATTAAAAGGTTTTTCATAGTTTTTTCATTGTTTGCATAATGCGGATTTCGGTCATGGTTGCAGCCAAACACGAATCGGACTTTTTAAGGGCGTATGTGAGTTTGTCAATTTTCACATCCAACGCTTCTATCTTTTGGTTTGCCTTTTCAATCTGTTCTTTATAGCCCGAACGAAGGTCAAAGTAAAGATAAGAAACGGCCAAAAGCATACAAAAAGCAACGGCAGCAATTGGGTTTTTGCGAAATTGGTCAAACGACACGGGTAGGGCATTGGGTTTTTTAATTGCTGCCATGTCTTAATAAAACGATTAGATGGTTATTTGTTCCACATTCTCCGCACCATAAATGGCTACCAAGGCATCGTACACGGCATTCACCAACAATGATTCTGCGGGGATTGTTTCATACGCTACCACTGATAATTCAAGGTTGGAAAAAGTGGTGTTAAAATCTTCAATGCCTTGAATCGGGGCTTTGCCTTCTGCCAATGCTTGAACACTTGCAAAAACAAAGGTTGCGATTTGGGCGGGAATGATTCCGTCTTTTTGACTTTTTACATCGGCGTAACCTTCGGCGATTACTACTACTGAACCCGATGGGATTGATAAACCGCTTGTAAGGTTTACGGGGCTTAAAATTTTTATTGCTTGCATAATTTTTCTATTTTGTATTTGTTCTTAAAAGTATTGTTTAGGTATCCGTGTATTGTGCCAATTGCAAGACCCAAATCTTTTGATGCTTCGGTTAGTGAAAAATAAGTTTTTCCATTTGTCCCACAATAAATTTGAATTTTATTTTTTGCGGGTTTCCCCTTCATCGCAATACTGTGATTTGGCTTTGGAACTCCTTTTCGACTTAACGACATTTTCAATCGTGTACTTTCGCTAATGGGTTCTTTTTTGAAACCACAGATTCCCATGCCACCAAGTGTTTTATTTACCAAAGTTCCGCCATCAATCTCGCGTTTGTACAAAGCAATTAATTCTTTTTCTTTTTGCAATGCCTCATTCTTATTCAAATCATCAAAAAGTATTTCAACCCTATATTTCGTTTTAGCCACAATTTCACTCCATTCTTTTGTACGCAGCGATTTCCTAAATGGTCGTTTATTATCCGAACTCATACCAATGTAAAATGGTTGATTTGTGTCTAATCTGATATGTCTATAAATGTATGCCATACTCAAAGATACGCATTAATTGCTTTCAGTTTTGTATTGCTTTCATATATTTATGCTACGCTTAAAATTCCTAAATTGTTCCATAAAGCCCCACTTGGCAAACCACTTGAAGAAGTAGGCAATCCTGCCATAATAATAACTCTATCATCACGAACTTGCAATGCATTACTTCCCGCACTATTCTGCACCAAAAGCGATGTAGTGGCGGATGTTGAGCCACTGCCTTGAACTGTTAAACGGGCTGTAGGGCCTTGTGTTCCAATACCTACTTGCTGAGTAGCGGATACTCTTAACGCAGGACTTCCACCTCCATAAATAGCTGTAGAATTGTTAAAGAACATCTTATAGACAATTGTACCTTGTCTGCTAATAACAAATTCATTTCCGAAATCTATATTACCAGTTGAACCATCAAACGCTTTTAGTGTAGTTTTACTATCATTATTTGCACTTGCAAATACTATAGCATTTGGTGTTTCAATAGATTGTGTAGGTGTCGTTGTGCCAACCCCCAACCTTTTATTGGTGTTATCCCAAAAGAACTTTGTAGCATCACTTGCAAACGCACTACCATTGCTAAACTGAATTGCACCCGCAACACCGCTTGGGTTTGCCGAAATTGCAATATCACCACTACCCAACAATGATGTTGAGTTAATTGTTTTGATATTTGTGCCACTCACAAGAGTTTCTTGAACTGAAACATTCCCACTTCCCAAAATCGAAGTGCTATTTACAGTTTTAATGTTTGTACCGCTTACCAATACATCTTGTACCGCTAAATTCCCACTTCCCAAAACTGATGTGGAATTGATGGTTTTAATGTTTGTTCCAGATACCAAAACGGGTTGTAATGCCGTTCCGCCTTGTGTTAAATTGTTTGTAAAGTTTACACCCGTTGTGGATACCTCAATTGGTAGGTTGTTGCCTAAACCATCGGACAATGTTTTTAATGTGGCATCTATTGGTGCGTTATCGCCAGTTTTTATTAACGCATCGTAAGTTGTTGCGGGGGTTAATCCCGTTAATGTAGTTCCCATATTTATAGATTATTCCAAGTTTCGTTTATTGCTTCCCATTGTGTTATAATTTCTTCCCATTTTTTTGTTGCAAAAGATGGAGTTCGGCTGATATTTCCAATGCCTTGCGCCCACAAAGTGCCATCACAACACTTTTTGGAATATGTGTTTTTGTCCTTGCACAAACACGCCCGTGTTCCACCACCTTGCGGTGATGACCTTGATGGGGTTTTCCACCCATTCTGTGTGTTGTTCGGATTATTTGGGTTGTTCCAATTGCTCATTTTCGTATCAATGCAAAAAGTAAAAGTAAAAATAACACCGATCCAATCGCCACACCAATTTTTTGTGGTACACTGATGCGTTCCTTATACTGAATTTGTGGTGGTAACTGAATGGTTTTGGTGTAACGGATGGTATCTGCCTTTACAATTGTTTGAACTCTTATCACATCGTGATTTCTATAAACAATCGTTTTAACGCCATCCTTTTCAATTGTGAGGGTATCAATCGTTTTTGTTGT